CTGCAGCAATGATGGGAATGTAATGCCCAAAGACCCCCGCCTTAGTCGTACTGGAGTATCGGGTTATAATAAACCCAAGCGTACTCCTAGTCACCCAACTAAGTCACATGTGGTTGTGGCTAAGGACGGCGATAAGGTTAAGACGATCCGCTTTGGTCAGCAGGGTAAGACTGGCGATAAAACTATGACGAAGCGCGCTAAGTCGTTTAAGGCGCGTCATGCGAAGAACATAGCCAAGGGCAAGATGTCTGCGGCATACTGGGCAAACAAGGTGAAATGGTAGATGGCACTTACAACCTTTGCAGAACTTAAATCGAGCATTGCGGATTTTTTGAACCGCGATGATTTAACATCTGTCATACCTGACTTTATCACGTTGGCTGAAGCTGACATGTCACGCAATCTGCGTCACTGGCGTATGGAAAGGCGCAGCACGGCTATTCTTGACACGCAGTACACGCAGTTGCCTAGTGATTTTTACGAGCCAATCCGCATGGCAATTACAAGCGGTGACACATATACGCTTGAGTTAAGTAACTTGCAGAACTTAGCGGATCAGCGTCAGCGCACTGCAAATACATCTGGTCGTCCACAGTTATATGCGATTACGGATGGCAGCATTAATGTGTGGCCTGTGCCTGATGGCGAGTACACCGTGGAGATGATTTATTACAGCAAAATCATTTCATTAAGCGACGCAAATACGTCAAACTGGGTTTTGCAGTATTACCCTGACGCGTATTTGTATGGTGCGCTTATGCACTCTGCGCCTTACTTGTCAGAGGATGCAAGGGCGACAGTTTGGGCATCGTTGTATCAAAACGCAATTAATGGTATTAACGTAGATAGCGATAAGTCAAAATATGGCGGTTCTGGACGCCGCATGAAAATTAGGAGTTACTAAATGGCAACTTTAGCAGACCGCGTATATGACAACGGCTTGACCGTTTTGGATACGGAAGCAAACCGCGTTGACATTTGCAGCGCAGAGCCAACAACTTACGCAGCGGCGACATCTACTAACACGTTGGGTAATACAACAAGTATTTCGATTTCAGCGCCTACTGACGGCGACACGTCTGGTCGTAAGGTCACGCTGAGTGCAGTAACTGGTGCGTCTGTTACTGGCACAGGCACAGCGACACACTTTGCAATCACTGACACAAGCAACTCTCGCTTGTTGGCAACTGGTTCTCTGTCGTCATCGCAAGCGGTTACATCAGGCAATACATTTAGCCTAACAGCGGTAGATATCGAAATCCCTGATCCAGCGTAAGGGGCTAACACATGGTCACTCTTGTAAATCGGGCAAAGATGTCCACCAGTACGACAGGTACTGGCACAATAACGCTTGGCAGTGCCGAGACTGGTTATCAAAGTTTTGCTGATGCGGGAGTGTCTAACGGTGACGTAGTTCGTTATGTCATTGAGGACGGTGATGACTGGGAGATTGGCTCAGGCACTTACACAGCCTCTGGGACAACCCTTACACGCACGGTAGACGAAAGCTCTAACTCTGACGCTGCGTTGAGCTTAACTGGCTCTGCGGTGGTGTTTATCACGGCTGCGGCTGGGGATATATCTGAGTTATTTATTTTAACAGCGGACACAACTAACGATACTGCAACTGTGTTGACTACAGATGGTGGAGCGGCGTCCTCTAGCAACCAGCTTTATGCAAAAAATGATACATGTGTTACCTTTCATGGAACAGTAACGGCAGTTCAAAACGGAGCGCAATCATATGCTTCTTGGAAAATTGAGGGCTTACTTGTAAACGATGGTGGGACAACAAGTCTTGCAAATTCTGTAACAACAGTAATATCAAATTCTTCTAGTTGGGGTATGGCTCTGTCGGCAGACGACACCAATGATTCTTTATCAATAACAGTTACTGGTGAAGCCGCACACAATATACGCTGGTCTGCAAAGGTATTATCTAATAGCGTAACGTATTCTTAGGAGTAACGTATGAGCCTTATAATTGACTACACATCTGGCTTCTTTGAGGCTGCACCTACGGGTGAAACTGTTGGAACTGATCCAGCCACTATAGGTGATCCTAATTTTGCTAATGTTGAGTTACTGCTGCATGGCGATGGTACGAGCGGTAGTACGACTATTACTGACAGTAGTTCTAATTCAGTCTCTATGACTGTTACTGGCAATACGCAAGTTGATACAGCTATTAAAAAGTTTGGCACAGGCTCTATTCAATTTGATGGAACGGGTGATCAATTATCTTTTACTAACACGGGCTTTGGAACTGGGGATTTTACATATGAGGCGTGGATTTATCCAAACGCACAAGTTCAATCTTTCCCAGCATTTTTTGTTGTTGTTGATGATGCTTCTTCATCAAATAGAGTAACAGCACAATATGACATTAATGGACAGGCAAATAAATTTAGATTAAATGTTGGCGGTACGTCTATTTATTCTGGAACAAAATCAACAGGTCAATGGTATCATGTAGCGGTGGTCAGATCAGGAACCACAGTAACCTTTTATCTCGACGGTGCGTCACTTGGAACTGCAACTTATTCTTATAATGTTCCTTCTCATACTGGTTACATTGGTGGTAATACTGGCAGAAGTTCTACGCTTTCATTTAAAGGCTATATAGATGATCTTCGTATTACCAACGGCGTAGCTCGTTACACTTCAAACTTCACTGCACCCACTGCAGCATTCTCAGATCAAGGCACAACTGTAAGTGCAACATCAGGTAACGTCTTTAATCATGCACCTTCTGGTGATGTAGCTTACACTTTTAGCAATCCACCCACTACAGGCAGTGCATATGACTTTACATTGAAGGTCACACCATCAGCTACAGTGGCAATTACTTGGCCCTCATCAGTGAAATGGGCAGGCGGCACAGCCCCAACAGCACCTGCTAATGGCGAGACTGATGTGTACACATTCTACACGACTGACGGCGGTACAACGTATTACGGATTTCAAGTAGGAGATGCACTAGCATGAGCTTAGACATCAGTTACAGCGGTGGCGTATTCTCAGCACCAAAGGCTAAGAGTGTGGGTACAGTTACGGCTGGTACTGGTACATATAACCTTGCTGTATCTAGTTATGATGGTGTGAGTCATAGCACAGGCATAGGGAACGCTCCAACAGGTGTTACATTTAAGTCAGACGGAACTAAAATGTTTGTATCTGAGTTTGGTGCTGGCATATACGAGTACTCGTTGACTACTGCTTTTGATGTAAGCACGGCTGGTAGTGTTGATGCAACTTTAAGCCTTTCTGATTCACAAGGTGTTACTTTTAAGCCCGACGGCACTTTAGTTTATGTTCCTTTTAGTTCAGATGAAGTCAGAAAATACCCATTAAGCACACCGTGGGATTTAAGTACTGCTGGAAGCTCAACAACCCACTCAATCTCGACGGGAAGCTCTGATTTGTTGCGGGGTTTTGTATTTAACTCTGATGGAAGTAAGGCTTATACTGTTTCATCACCTACCAACGGTTTATCATCGATCAAAGAGTTTCCTCTAAGCACAAATTATGACTTGCCAACGGCTGGTAGCGCAACAACTGCGTCTGTAAATTTAGATGCAATGGACTTGTTGTTTAACTCTATTGGAACTTCTTTGTTTGTTACTATAGGCAACAATGGTGGTTCATATGCAAGCCATGTGCTGGAATATTCTTTATCTACTGCCTATGATATATCTACCCTTAGTGCATCTCCTGTAAGTGCATATAGTGTAGCCTCTCAAGAAACAGACCCACACGGCATCGCTTTTAATTCGAACGGTTCTAAGATGTATATCGTGGGAACAGGTAACGACACCATCTTTCAATACAGCACAGGCACAGCCACTACCCTTGATTTATCCACAGGCAACTACTTCAGCCACACTCCTTCAGCCAACACCACGTTTGCCTTCAGTAACGCCCCAGCATCAGGCACAGCAGCAGGTTTTGCTTTGGCACTTACTGGTGCGAATGTGGGTGAGACTTATGATCTGGCAAATGCAAGTTATGATAGTGTAAGTTTTAGTGTGGCTTCGCAGGAAACAGTCCCTAATAATATAGGATTTAATGATGACGGAACGAGCATGTATATTATTGGGAGTGTTACTGACGCAATATACCAATATACATTAAGCACTGCGTGGGATTTATCTACCGCAAGTTATGCTTCAAAAAGTTTAAGTATATCAGGTGAAACTACTCCAAGAGATTTTACTTTTAATAATGATGGGACAAAGATTTATTATGTAGGAAGCGGTACTGATACAGTTTATCAGTATTCTCTTAGTACAGCATATGACATATCAACGGCTTCGACAGACAATAAAAGCCTATATGTTGGCAGTCAAGCAGGCACTCCAACAGGGATAGAGTTTAAATCTGATGGGACAAAATTATATGTTTGTGATGGCGGTACTGATACAATATATCAGTATTCATTAAGCACAGCGTTTGATGTCTCAACTGGCAGTTATGATAGTGTATCGTTTTCATTTTCAAACCAAGGAACAAACACACAGAGCATATTCTTTACTCCAAATGGAACGTCTTTATTTGTTTGCGATACAGCAAATGATGCTGTTTATAAGTATTCTCTCAGTACAGCGTGGGATGTAAGTACATTATCTTATGCTAATGAGAGTTTTTCACTAGCTGGACAAGATGATCCATTTGGTGTTGCGTTTAAATCTGATGGTTCAAAGATGTATATGGTTGGTGTAACAAGCGACACCGTCTACCAATACACCACAGGCTCCACAGCAACAGCCACCTTCACATATCCCTCATCAGTAAAGTTCCCTAATGGCATAGCCCCTGCTGGTCCAGCTATAGGTGAAACAGATGTACTGGTATTCTACACGGACGATGGTGGAACTACCTACCAAGGCTTTCAAGCAGGGGATGCAATGGCATGAGTGTATCACGTTTAATGCAGATGGGTGCCTCTGGTGCTGGATCGTTGGTTATACCAGTAGTAATAGATGATGCAGATATAGATATTGGAACTCGTATTGGGGCTGGTCAAACAGCTTATAGTGGGTCATTAAACATAACGGCAAATAGTGCTTGTGTATTTATTGTAAGACGTTCAAGAGCACGTTCTTCTAGTGGAGACAACTCTTCAGCAACACTTACAGTAGGAGGCACCAGTGCAACAAAGATTGCCAGCTACGATGTAACAGCATCAGATTCGTCACTCGTTAATCACCACGAAGTTTATTACTTGGAAAATGTTTCTACAGGTTCTACCGTTTCTGCTGTCACGGGTTCAGGCAATGCAGCAGTAGCTATATCTATATCAGCATTTATGTTGGATAGTGCAGTGCAGCCCACAGTTACAAATGGTAAACAAAACTATTCATTTAACACCTCTACAAGCCCAAGTCCAAAAACTGTTAGTGTAAGTGTACCAAGGAATGCGTTTATTTGGTATGCACATGCTAGTGCAAACTACCTCACTACAGCCTCCATAACGCTAAGTGTGTCGCAGTCACTAGCTCCCATTGGGGTTGCCTCATCTGGCAATACATTAACAAACGTTGATGTTCAGGCTTCTAACATTCAAACGGAAACAACAACAGTTACAGCAACTTTACCACATAGCAATAATACCTACTCACAAGGGTATGATACTGATTATTTAATTTTGCAGTTCTAAGGAGAAACCATGTTCGTAAAACTTACAAACGGTAATGTCGATCAATTTCCATACACGATTGGACAATTTCGCCGTGACAATGCAAACACATCTTTCCCTGCGCAGATACCTAACACGATCTTGCGTAGGTATGGAGTCTATGAGGTTACTCAATTAGATAAGCCTTCATATGACCCATTAGTGCAGACACTTGTGCGTGGTACGCCTACACGGGAAGTCATCCGCATGAAGACTGAAGCTGACTGCACTGACCCTGATACAGGTGAAGTTGATACAGATCAGGTAGGGCAACCGCTGTATGGTAACGAGTGGGAAGTAGCTCACACTGTGCAGAACATGGAACAAGCCACGGCAGAGAATAACGTCAGAGCTAAACGTGATAGCTTACTGCAAGAGACTGACTGGATGGCTTTGTCAGATGTAACTATGTCAGCAACAATGACTACCTATAGACAGGCACTTCGTGATATAACGGATCAAGAGGGCTTTCCGTATAGCGTCACTTGGCCCACTAAACCGTAGGAGTAACACATGCTTGGCTTCAGCCCGTTAGCATCAGCCACCCTAGCAGATGATGGTGTTGTCGCCGAACAGAGATATGGTCTGGACGCGATTACTGCTGGCGCACCAACGGTTGACGCATCTAGCATTACACAGGTTCACAGCTTAACGGCTGATGCGATTACCTGCGCAGCGCCAACGATTGACAGCCCGACAGCCATAAGCGGTGAAGTGCTTACTGCGGATGGGATTACGGCATCCGAACCGCAGATTGACGCATCAACAATTGCGCAGGCGCACGACATTACGGCATCTGCAATTGACGGATTAGCGCCAGTCATTGATAGTCCAACGCTGTTTGAGGGTGTTGCGCTGACAGCAAATAGTATTGACGGATCAGCGCCGGTCATAGATAGCCCGACAGTCACGCAGATTGTGAATTTTGCGCTGACAGCAAATAGTATTGATGGCTCAGCGCCTGTCATTGACAGCTCAACAGTCACACAAAATCACGAGTTTGACGCAGCTATTGCGGGTTCTGCACCTATTATTGACGCGCCAAGCATTACTCAGGTTCACAACATTACGCCTGTAGCAGTCACTGCGGGTGCGCCTCAAGTCGGGCCAGCGCGGTTCCTGTGGCAAGAAGAATACTTTGACGCGGAAATCTGGACAGAACAGAGCGTGTCTAGCGAAACATGGACTGATGCTGCGTAGCGTGGTATTGTGCGTTTAACAAAGGATTGAAATATGGCAATCAGCATAACTAAACCAACAGTCGGCGGCTCAGAGGACACTTGGGGTACGACGATCAACACGGCGCTAGACACGATTATCGATGGCGTAAATGGTACGTCTGGCACAATCGCACCTGATCTAAGCACATTGACGATTAATAGCACTGACGTTACTGCGACAGCGGCAGAGTTGAATTATATGGATGGCGTTACGTCCAATGTCCAAACGCAGCTTGGCGCGAAAGCGCCACTAGCAAGCCCGACATTTACTGGCACGGCGACGATCCCGACTGTTAACTTTGGTAACTGGACTGTCACAGAAAGTGGCGGCGTTCTATACTTTGCCACGGGCGGCACGAATAAAATGAAACTTGACGCATCAGGGAACCTTACAGTCGTCGGCAACGTCACAGCTTATGGAACAGTCTAATGGCTCTGCAATCATCTGGCGCAATAAGTCTAAGCGACATCCAGACCGAGTTTGGCGGCAGCAACCCGATTTCGCTGTCTGAGTATTATCGCGGCGGATCGTATGTAACGGACAACAACACCAACGTGCCGACTTCTGGCACAATTACCATGTCCAACTTTTATGGTGCAGTTAAACAGTTCTCTCACACCATTACGTCTAGCGTACAACAGGCGAACCTAAGCACGATCCTGACATCGGCAGGGTGGAATGGGTCAGACCCTGTAGACTTAACGATCAACAGTGGTGTTTGGCTTTGGTCTGATAGCACAAGCGTTGGTGGTCTAACCATATCTAGTGCGTTGAGCGGATTACTGACAGTTACAAATAATGGCTATATTATTGGTAAAGGTGGTGTTGGAGGCCGTTATGCTTTAGCAGGTTCAGCGGGTGGCCCCGCCCTTGCTAACAATGCAACAGGTGTAACCTTTATAAACGCATCTGGTGCTTATATTGCTGGCGGCGGCGGTGGCGGTGCTGGTGGCTATGAGGGCAGTGGCTACGGAGGTGGCGGCGGCGGTGGTGCTGGTGGAGGCCAAGGCGGTAATGGTAGAGATGCCAGCAGTGGTGTTCTTACAGGAGGCGCTGGGGGTTCTATAGGTAACTCAGGTTCAAACGGCGGTAACGGTGGATTTAACACAGTTGGCTATGGTGGTTCTGGCGGTGGCGCTGGTGCAGGCTACTCTGCTTCTGGCTCAGGGTTAGACGACACGTCCGCAGGTGGTGGCGGTGGTCGTGTTCTACCTAGCACAACTACAATAGGTATTACTGGTACAGGCTCAAATACTCTAAACGGCAAGGGCGGTGATGGTGGCGGCCCCAACCAAACAGGCGGCGCTCCTTCACACAGTCAGTGTGGCGCAGGCGGCGGTGGCTGGGGTGCTGCTGGTGGTGCATCTGGTGGTCGCTCTGGTGGCGCAGCAGGCGCAGCTATTTCTGGCACGTCAATCGCAAGCATGACAAACAACGGCACAATTTACGGATCGCAGGCATGACGCTAATACCGCTAGACATCCCCGCAGGCTTTTACCGAAACGGCACTGACCTAGAGCAATCGGGGCGCTGGCGTGAAGGATCGCTTGTGCGCTGGCGTGACAATAGCTTGCGTCCTATTGGCGGCT